CTTTCCGTCAATCGCCGCCCGGATGGTTTCCTCGTCGGCGAATCCGTACCAGATCTTTTTCACGCTGTGCCACCTGAAGCGCAGCCCCTTCAACGCTTCGCGGACTTCAACCGCCGGGATCCCGTCAAATTTGATTTCCTTGCTGTTGTACTGTTCGTTGTTCTTGACTTCATACGCAATCTGTGCCATAATATTTTTGCTCCTTTCAAAATCTGTTTGCTGTTGGGTTTCGTTTGGGGCGTGGCCCGTTTCCGTTGCAGCGGGGCGGGCTTTTTCTTTTCCCTTTTGACGATCTTATTATAGCATATCGTTATACGCTTGTCAACACTTTTTCAAAATTTTTTGGATTTTTTTCAAGTTTTTTTCGGGCGCGGTTGGCCATGAACCGGGGTGAAATCGCAATTTTTCCCGCGCCCTATTAAAAGGCGATTGTTAGGCAGCTAACAGTTCGCGATCCGAACTATTTTGCGGCGTGGAAAGGAAACGGGATAGGGGCGCAGTAGCTAACCCGCGCCGCGTTCCCCGCACCAAAACCGGCTCGCGATCCCCATCAGTTAGCACCCGCTAACCAGACATCCGATCCCCGCTTCCGGGCCTGTTTCGGATCAGCTAACTGTTTACATAATCACATTATGGACGCGGGCGATCCTTGGCAAAGCGCGGAAAACATTGATATTCCGGCATTTTCAGCGTTTTTAAACATTTCGTGAAAGATGTCTTTTGCGAATAGTTGCTATCCCGGCATCAGTTAGCATACGCTAACCGCCTTGATCATCGCACCACGCCGTCCGGTTCATGCGTTCCCCCGTCCACTATTGTTATGGTGCGAATGGGCACCCACCCGCGGGGTGTATGGGGTAGACGGTTTGAGGGCCTTTAAGTCCCCTCACCTCCCAAATCCTAAAAAGGCCTACCGAAACCACCTGTAACCACTAAAAATGGACAGGTGGTTTCACCCCCGTGCGTTAAAAACATTGAAAATAAAGGATTTTTTAATAAGTGAAACCACTGAAACCACTGAAACCACTATTTTTGATACATCGTATGTGCGAAACACAAAAATATTTTTTTCTAAAAATATAAGGGGTGTATGTCAAAAAGGTGGTTTCGGTGGTTTCACCCCTGCAATTACTGCATTTTAGTGGTTTCGGTAGTGGTTTCGGGGTGGTAACGGTGGTTACACTTTGATCGTTCCCCTCGGCTGTTTTCAGTTGGCTCATGACGGTGTGGTATAATGGTAGAAGGTACGGAAAGTACCGGGAGAGAACGAAGGAGGACGCTATGGCGGTAGATTTCAGCAGCTTATGGGACAAGGTGTACCGGCTCTCGGATAATGGCAATCTCCGGGCGGCCAAGGACGCGGTGCAGATATGCAAGGATTATGCGCGGGAGGGTGCGGTACTTGTAAACGCCGGGAAGGGCGGCGAACTGGTGGAGGTGCGCGACCCGGAGAATGAGGGAAAGGCCATTGAGTGGGCGAAGATGCTCCGCAGCGCGGCCTCCCGGAACGTGAAAGAGGGCGGTGGCGCGGAATGGTTGGATATTTACCGGGATACGCTGCTCATCGCGGCGAAGAAGGACTTTGACAGCTTTTGTCAGTTTATTGAGTGGGAGAGGCCGCCTCGCCGGAAATTTTATGAGCCGCGAAGACCGCAGCTTCTTGACCTCACCCGGAGTCTTGACCAGTTGGACAAGGGGGATCTCGACCTTCTGGCTATCTCTCTGGCTCCCGGTGTAGGGAAGAGTGCGCTCGGCATATTTTACATTTGTTGGCAAGCTGGTCTGTACCCGGAAGACCAGATCCTGATCGGCTCCCATAATGTCAATTTTATTAAAGGCGTATATGAGGAGATCCTCCGCATCATGGATCCTCGCGGCGAATATCTGTGGAGCCATGTGTTTGATGAGGGCGGCGTAACGTGGACGAACGCGAAGGACTACCGTATCAACCTCGGTAAGCGCAAGCGTTTTGATACTATCCAGATGACCACCATCAACAAGGGCAACGCCGGGCTGTATCGCGCTACCCGGCTGCTGTTTTGCGATGACTTGGTGTCCGGCACGGAGGAGGCTTTTTCCCGTGAACGGATGGATAAGCTGTGGCAAACCTACACCACCGACCTCCGGCAGCGGAAGATCGGCAGTACGGAGAGCGGGGACGGCTCCGGTGCATCCTGCCGGGAACTGCACATTGCGACCCGGTGGAGTATCAACGATGTCCTGGGCCGCCTGGAACGGCAAAACGCAAACAATCCGCGGGCGAAATTCATTAACCGCCCGGTCATGGACGCGGACGGGCATAGCCTTTTTAACTATCCCTACGGCCTTGGCTACTCGGACGCAATGCTGAAGGACATTCAAAAGCTGATGGAACCCGGTATGTTCTCGGCCCTTTACCTTGGCGTACCTATCGAGCGCGAGGGGCAGCTATATCACCCGCAGGAGTTGCGGCGGTACTATGAACTCCCGGATGGCGACCCGGATGATATCATCGCCGTGTGCGATACCAAGAACGCCGGTACGGACTACTATGTACTGCTCATCGCATATCAGTACGGTACGGACTATTATCTGGACAAGATCATCTGCGACAACCGCACGGCCGAAGTGGTGGAGCCGAAGATCGTCACGGAACTGGTTGACCGTGGTGTGCGGAAAGCGCAGTTTGAGTCCAACGCTGCCGGTGGCCGGATCGCTGACAACATCCAGAGGATGGTGCAGGAGAAGGGCGGGATCACCCGGATCACCAAAAAGTGGAACCAGGCACACAAGGATACCCGCATCGTGGTCAACTCGGCCTATGCCAAGGAGAAGTTCTTGTTCAAGGACGAGTCCGTTTATGAGAATGACCCGGACTATCAATCGGCCATGCGTCAGCTTTTTGCGTATAGTATGGTAGCAAAAAACAAGTACGATGATATGCCGGACGCGGTGGCCATGTTGGTGGAATACCTGAATTCCTCGCAGACGAACATCGCCCAACTCGGCAAGCGGTTTTTCTAATTTTTCATATATTTGGAGCAAAGGCACCGCATATATTCCGTATGTGGTGCTTTTTTATTTTGCCCGTATTTTAGCACTTAAACTATTCATGGGGAAGTGTATCCTCCCTTTCGCTTTCCCCTTCTCTCCACGCGCCGGTGTGCGCGGGCGCGTAAGGAAATTCGCACAATTCCGGGAATGTGGAGTAGTGGGCGGGGACTCCATATCTATATTACGATGGAGGTATTGCTGTGTACGGACTCCAGACCTTTGACGGCCTGTTTGGGCGTAGAAAAATTATGACATCGGCAGACCGCATCACGCGTGAGAACGTGGTGGAGGAACTGAACCGTGCGCTTTTGTGGCACCTTCAGAATCTTATGGAGGAAGAGTACCTATACTGGTATCGGCGCGGGATCCATCCGATTTTGAGCAGGAAGAAGCAGATACGGCCGGAGATTTGCGCGAAGATCGTGGTCAATAATGCAGATATGGTGACCACGTTCAAGAACGGCTATTTCTTGCCGGAACCGTCCACGTTTGTGTCGCGGCGGGATGACCCGGCTATTACGGATGCCGTTGCCCGCGTGAACGAGTATATGTACGCTGCCGGGGCGCAGTACGCGGAGAATGAGGTAGTCAACTGGTTTCACACTACCGGCCTTGGCGTTCTGTTTGCGGAGCCTAACGAAGAGGATGATCCTTCCCGGCCTTTTAATATCTGGTCGCTCGACCCGCGTTCAGCCTTTGTAGTCTATTCCCTCCGTCCCGGCAATCGCCCGATGATGGGCGTGAACGTGGTGATGACGGGGAAGACCGAAGCGATATTTGATATCTATACCCCGGAGGCGTTTTTCCGGGTGTACGGCAGTATGACCGGCGTGAAGGTTATCCCGGACGGTGTGCCGATCACGGCCACGGGCATCAACCTTATCAGCGAGTCCCCCAACCCCATTGGCATGGTGCCTATTGCGGAGTTTGCATACAACGAAACCCGTATGGCCTGTTTTGAAAACGCCATCGGGCTGATGGACAGCATCGACCTTGCCGAATCCAACCGCATGGACGGCATCGAACAACAGATTCAGCAGCTTGGCATCATGTACAACTGCCAGTTGGAAGAGGGAACCACCATCAATGATATCAACGAGGCGGGTATCCTGTTTCTAAAGAGCGTTGGTGATAATAAGGCCGATTTCAAACTGTTGACCTCCACCATCAATCAGCAGGAAACACAGACCACGATTGACGATCTGTATGACCAGATGCTTGAAAAGTGCGGCGTTCCATCATCTATCCGTGATGCGGGATCCACTTCGGACAATGTCGGCGCGGTATATCTCCGTAACGGTTGGGCGGCGGCTGATACTGCTTGCCGCTGCACGGAGGACTTGTACCGCCAGAGCAAGGCGCAGATTACCCGCGTGATTTTGGAGATCCTTCGGCGGCGCACGGACATTGACCTTCGCGTGGATGATATGGACATCTGCTTCACGCGCTCCAATATGGACAATCTGCTCGTTAAGACGCAAGCCGCGCTGAACATGAAACAGCTTGGCCTCGCCCCGGAGATTGCCCTTGGCCGTTCCGGCTTGTCTTATGACCCGCTTAAAGATATTGCCCTTTCGTCCGGTTACATCGAAAAGGCTTGGGCTAATTCCGATAATGTCGAAACGGTAGACAAGACGGAGGCCGTGGTGGATGAGGGCTGAACTGCTCTTTGATCAGCTGAATATCCTGCGTGAGCAGATTCAGCCCGTCATGTCCGAACTGCAAGCGGACGGTACGGTGAAGAAGCGGTATGACCCGGATATGTGCGTGGACGCGGTTTTGGACTTGCTCATCATGGCGTATATGTACGGTGATTTCGATTTCAACGAGCAGACGAACGCCGCCCAGACCGTGGATGTGGACATGATGTATGCGTCCATTTACCGGGATATAGCGGGTGAGAACTTCGCGGAACGCGTCCGCAAGTACGCGGACGAGGGCGATATAGAAGGGATCCTGCGGGTAGCGGAAACGGAAACCACGCGGGACTACAATACCGGCGCAAATGATGCGGCTGTGGCATCCGGGCTGAATCTGCGGAAAACATGGGTGACCATGTTGGATGAAAGGGTGCGGGCCACGCACGAACCGCTTTATGGCGTGACGGTTGGCATGGATGAACGGTTTTACGCGATAGACGGGGACAGCGCACGGTTTCCGGGGGACTTTGAAAAGCCGGAAAACAATGTAAATTGTCGGTGTGCCATCGTATATTCAAGGGCTTAAAGCCCTTAAATATAGCTAAAAGTCAGGGAAGACTATAATCGCACAAACAAAAGAACCGCGAGGGAACGCGGTATACAAGTTTCGCAGGAGGGGAATCTATGAAAATCAACGTGAGCAGTATCGAAGGGTATCAGGAAATGACCCCGGAGCAGAAGATCGCCGCTCTGGAAGCCTACGAAGTGGAAGCCCCCAAGCCGGACGAAACAGCCTACCAGAAGCTGAAGGAGTCCGTGCAGCGGGCGAACGCGGAGGCTGCCGACTACAAGCGTCAGCTGCGTGAAAAGCAGACGGAGGCCGAACGGGTTGAAGCCGAACGGGCTGAACGCGAAAAGGCCGTGCAGGAAGAACTTGCGCGGTACCGGACGAACGAGCGTATCTCCGGCTATCAGGCCAAACTCATGGCCGCCGGATATGACGCGGAAACGGCACAGGTTATGGCCACCGCTCTCCCGGAGGGCATCGGTGATGACTTTTTCGCCGCTCACAAGGCCTTCATGGACAGCAAGTTTCAGGAGATGGAGGCGGCTGCGCTCAATCAGCAGCCCAAGCTGTCCGTGGGCAACCCCATGACCGGGCAGACAGCGGAGGAAATCGAAACCGCCAAGCTGCGGAAATGGATGGGAATTAGAAATTAAGAAAGGAAGAATTGATCAATGCCTACTACTGTTGTTGCTCCTGCCAGTAATACTATCGGCCTCGCGGCTCGTTATGTGCCTCTGTTGGATCAGGCCTACGCGCAGGATTCCCGCACCGCTATCCTTGATACCGCGCAGGAATTCGTGCAGTTTACCGGTGCTAACACCGTGAACATCTTTAATATCGATCCCGTTGGTATGTCCGACTATGACCGTGATGCCGGTTATGTCCCCGGCGATGTGGTCGGCGCGTGGCAGCCCTATGCGTTGGAGGTTGACCGTGGCCGTTCCTATCAGGTGGACTATTTGGACAATGAGGAATCCCTCGGCCTTGTAGCGGCTAACCTTCTGGGCGTTGTGGAACGCGAGAAGATCATACCGGAGATCGACGCCTACCGCTTTGCACAGTATGCTTCCGGCGCGGCTGCGGCGCAGGTCGCTACGGAAACGCTGACCACCGGTGCGGCTACTCTGGCTTCCATCGATGGCGCGACCGAGGCTCTTGATAACGCCGAAGTTCCTTACGAGGGCCGTATCCTGTTTGTGTCCCCCGGCACCTACAAGCTGATCAAGGGCGGCATCACCCGCATGATTATGAACGGCGACGACAACGTGAACTACAACGTGGATATGCTGAACGATATGCGTGTGATCACGGTTCCGGCCGGTCGCTTTAATACCGCTGTGACGCTGAACGCTCCCACCGCCTCCAACGGCGCGGGCGGTTTCACCGCTACCGGCGATGCCATCAACTACATGATCGTGCATCCCTCCGCGATCCTTCAGGTTATGAAGCACTATGCGCCCCGCTTTTTCACTCCTGCCCAGAACATCGAGGCCGATGCGTGGCGTATTCAGCCCCGCTTCGCTCACGGCGCGTGGGTCAAAACCCACAAGACGAACGGCATCTACGTTTCTCACGCTTAATGAAGCGGAAGAACCCGGACGGCAGTACCACATACGGTATCTTGCCGCCTGAAAAGCCGGAAAAAACCGAAGGGGAGCAGCCCCAAAAGGCCGCTCCCCGTAAGGCCAAGAAATGATTTGAGGTGACGGGATGGCTCTTGAAAACATGGTGACCACTACACAGGCACTTATCGGTGATGCGAACGCGACCGAAGACATTGTGAATGTCTACCTTGACCTTGCGGCGCGTAAGATGCTCGACCGTTTGTACCCGTTTGATTCCACACAGACCGCCATCCCGGAAGCCTACCAGATGGATCAATGTGAGTTGGCGGCGCGGCTCTATCTGCGGCGCGGTGCGGAGGGCGAGATATCGCACAATGAGAACGGCATCAACCGTACCTACGGCAGCGTGAGCGATGAGGATATCCTGTCCCGGTTAACGCCCTATGTGGGGATGCCGAAGGGGGCAAACGCAAATGCGTGACCTCGACCGGAATAAACAGCCCATATGGTACGCGTTGTACAAGGGCTTTTCCCCTCTTGTAGATGAGTGGGGCAATGAAACCGGTGAAAATCTGCCTACCTATGACCCGCCCGTTAAGCTGTGGATAAACGTATCACCGGCCTTGGGCGAGGATGAGATCGCCGCGTTTGGCGTTGACGCACGGTACTACAAGACGATGGTCACCACAGACATGAATTGCCCCATCGACCTTGATACCGCCCTATGGATTGGCCTTGGCATCCCGGATAACACGCCGGAGGAGGACTTCCCCGCGTACAACTACCGCGTGGCGAGTGTACAGAGGGGCTTGGACAGCATCCGGTACATTATCCGCGAAGTGACGAAGGGGTTGTCTGATGGCGGCGATTGAAGTCACGCAGCAAGGCCTTGACAATGCCGTCAATCTTTTGCGGAAGGTGAATCAATCCCGCATCGATACGGTGATGGAACGGCTGTGCGAGATAGGCCAAAATGCCGCGCAAACGGCCTTTGGCGGCGAGGTGTCCGTCACATGGGCAAGGAGCGGTAATGGCTATTCCGTCACGGCGAACGGCGAACAGGTGTGCTTTTTGGAGTTTGGCGCGGGCGTTGCGTCTAACGCGGCGCATCCTTTCGCGGACGATGTTTCTTTCAGCGTTGCTCCCGGCAGTTGGAGCCAGACTCATGGACTTGGACAGTTCAAGCCGGGTGAGCGCGAATACTGGTTTTACAAAAAGGAACTGTACACGGAGATCCCGGAAGTCCACGGGATGTGGAACGCGTTTGTGGCAATCACGGAAAACATTTCCAAGGTATGGCAGGAGGTAATGGGATGATCGACATCGAGAGTTGGGTGTATACGCAGATCGTCACCGAATTGCGGGCGGCGTACACGGATATTTCCAGTTCGTCCGACCCTTCCATGAAGCCCGCCACCTTCCCGCACGTTGTCATCGAACAGCAGGATTCGTCTACCGTGTCTTCGTGGAGTACGCGGGGGAGTGTGGACAACCTCAACCGCGTGATGTTCCAAGTCGATGTGTACACAAATTCCTTGGGTAATCGGAAAAGCGAGGCAAAGGCCATCATGGCCATCGTGTGCGATTGGATGAGCAGCCACAATTTCACGCGCATCTCGCTTATGCCGGTGAATTATAACGAGTCGATCTACCGCCTCACGGCCAGATTCACGGCAAATGTGGATATGAAGGTTGTTGAGAGTACGAACTATTACGGGCTGTACCAAAATTATTAAGGAGGAAATGACGAATGAGTCAGGCATTCTCTACCCTGGGCATGAAATTGCTCCGGGCCGTGGAAACTACGGCCGGTGTGAA